TTCTACCGTACCAAACAAATCTTCTTCGGGGGTCTGCAGTTTAAAAGATGTTATATCACTACCTGTAAATACAGGAACAAGAGTGATAGGCATGGTCTCAGGATCGTAGTTTAGTTGTATACCAACTGATAGATTACTTTCTGTTTCATCGACCTGCCAACCTGAACGCTCAACCCAAGTACCTAAACCAAAATCGTCTTTGTCCTTTGTTCTAAATCTTACATAGTAATCGTCTTGGTCAATGTCTGCATCACCTATTACTTTAACAGAAAAGTTATTGTAACATTGCTTAGGCAGGTCAGTAATACTTTGTACTTCTTTATTTATAGCACCTAACCCTTCATTAGCTAAACCATCAGAAGCGTGTATCTTTATATCCTGAGCGGCAAAGTATGAAGTACCGGATGCCCAAGCTGTAGCACCTGCACTTGCTGATGTCTGCTCCCAGTAAGTTTCCCAGTTAGCTCCGCTCCCAGGTTCTGTTAAACTGTTTGATTCGTGCGGTTGTTTAAGAATGTAGTAATTACCACCGTTAGAAACCGTTATTGTTTTCTTAATTTTTATTACACTACCGCTTCTTTCAACTCTTAAAGCAGGAAGTGTTTCGACTGTAAGAGTGTTATAAGTAGGTTGTCCTAGAACGGGAACTGCATCTCTTTCAGCGAATTGCCATCTACCATCCATATATACTTTTTCTACAAGATGAAGATTTAATGTAGTTGTGGGATCAGCTGTTATAGCATCGTAATTGCTACCTTTATTGGTAAAAACAAAATCCTGTATCTCCCCGTTTTGAACATTACAGAAACCCCGAGCAGTGCCATTCCAATATAGGTGAACTGTATTACCATACATATTAAAAGAACCTTTAGAAGCGTTAGCACTAGATTCTTGTGTAATATAAAATTCTAACTTAGTAGGTTCTGTAGTTACTTTCTTACGATGATATTCAATATCTTTATTACCAAAAATATCCCTATCTATATCTTTTATTCGTCCGTATATATTCTGCAACCAACCGCTACCTCCGTCTGTTACTGTTACATCTCCCACGCCTACAGTAGAAGTGGCTCTGTTCTCAGCTATTATTTGTGCTAAGTGATTAGCTATAAACTCAGTATCAGCGTGATAAGAGCCTGAATTACTAGGTCCACTTATATAAGAAATATCGTGAGTCCAATTAGCGTTACTACTAGCATTAGGATCGTGATGTGTGTTATGTAAACTAGAAGTACTTGGTATAGTCATCAACACATCATCAACATACATGCTGTATCCCTTTTCGTAGTCCCCTAGCTTAACAACAAATAAAGCTTCTTCCTCTGGTGGGTTACTATACAGGTCAGTGTCTTTAGCTACTACCTTCTTCTTATTAACAATAAATGTATAGTCAGCTACTGTCAGTGCTCGTAGGTCTGCTAACGGATTTGTTATACCACTTAGATAGTTATTAGCAATAGATGTAGTAGCTACTGGTATACTTGCTCCGGTCTCAAGATTAATAACACCTAGCGAAGGAGTACCACTACCCAAAGATACCTGTACACAGTACTTGTTACTCTCGTCTCTCTTTACAAAGTGGGTGAATAGATTGCTAGGATTACCGTCATTAATATCAGCTACAAGATCACTATTAAACTCATTGACCCATCTTGTATTAGGACGCTTTACCAATCCCTCAACAACAGTAGCCCAAGCATTTACTTGCTCGTCGCACTGACCAGGATAACGAAGATTATCAGGTTGTTGAGATACCCCTTGAGCGAGGTTAGGAACGCTTGTTACTACCAGAGGCATCGCTTATCTATCTAATACTCTAAGTACGCTGTAGTGGTCAAAGATTGTTCTGTCAGCATTCTCGGAATCGCTATCGATTGCACGGGCTTTCGCTTCTACTTCTTCTCTAAGGGTAAACCCTTCTATCTCACGAGTGCCTATGAATCGATTAGCAAATACCCGAGCGGACTTAACAGTGATATAATGTCTCAACTGTTCCGGTAAGTCCTCAAATTCTAATTCAAAAGTTATTGAACCCTTTACACTCTTGGTCCATATCTCGGTGTGGTTCTTTCTGTCGTATAGTTTAAGACCTCTTTGTACAGGATCACTGTCAGTGTATAACAAAGGATCGAGGTCAAACTTCAAAGTGTTTTGCGGAAGTGTGATCTTACTTGTTACTGAGTCAGGAGTAAGTTCGTATTCGTGTTCTGTGTTGCAATGCCATCCTTCCGACTGTACGGCTTTGCTTGTTTCATCCAGTGTGGATATAGCTTGTATAGCTGTGACTGGCAGACTGACACCTGTAATCGTGTTAACGGGTGCTTCTCCTATAACAGAGATGATAATGTTTACAGCTTCTAGTTTAGTCGTCAGTGCCATGATGTGTATAAAAAAGTAATCCCGATGGAGGGAGCGGAACGAATCACAGACCTCCCAACACCGAGAGAAAACAGGTTACTTCTGCAATTCGATAGCACACTCAGGACGGAGGATTCCGTGACCCATAGCATACTTTGCAACAAAAAGCGTACCTTGACGCTCGATCTGATACTCGGATTCGGTAGCAAGATCAAGCAGTTTAACGGTTCCAACAGCGGCTGAATGCGAAACAATACCAAGCGTGTTGGTGAAGTTAGCATTATAACCGTTACCAGAACCAAACGGATCATTCAATGCAGCACCGTCTCCGGTAGCAACACCACTAAGATCAGTTGATGGGATGTGGTTGGATTTGTAGAGGGTGATACCCGCAACTTGAGGAATCGATCCAGAAGCAATACTTCCCAAACCTCCGACATCTTTATTGACTGCGGAAGTAGAGATAGCAAGCTCACCAGCACCACCAGTGATTAACTTGTAGTACTCTTGTGGACGCAATACACAGAAACGACCGTCGCTAGGAACATCATTCTCATCGAGCTTTTGAGCAGCGGTGAAAAGAGCAGCAACTAGTTCTGCACCTGTTGGGTCTGAGTTATCAGCATCGTCGTTTGAATCAGCTCCGTCTCCCATTAAATTAGCGGAAACATCAAGAACACCACCAGCTGGACGACCAGTAAGGTTAGCGTCGGAACGAGCAGCAGCAATAAATACTTTAGCAAGAGCTTCATCGAAACGCTTAGCAAGAGCCTTACCCAACTCGTTAGCGTAAACGCTACGAATGTCGTAATGGTTCTTCATGTCGTCGATGTTAGCCAAGAAAGTAGAAGCTACTAACATGTCATCGATAGTGATAACACGCTCTGTTTTCTTGATGTCACTAAGGTACTTGCTTGTTGCTCCACCTTCTTCAGCGATGTTCTCACCTGGGGTGTGGTAGTTAGCGGTAGCAATACCTGTTACTGGGAACTGAGCGGATTTACCGGACTCAATTGTACGAATAGTGTGTAGTGGTTTAAAGATGTTGGACTCTTCAAAGCTTTGCAGAATCTCTCCGCTGAACTTTTTAAGGAACAACTCATTGTTATCAGTGCCAGCTACTAAACCAGCTCCAGCACCTCTAAGACCTACACGACTAGGGTCTGTTATACCTTCTCCTGCCATAATATATATCTCCTATGTTATAAGTTATTGAATGTGTGATGATTACCGGTGACTTTCACATCTTTCGTCTTCACAGGATTGTCCTCCGCAGAGGGTCGAGGGACTAGTTGTTGCTAGTTGTCGATTAAATTTAAATATAAGTAAAAGGGAAAAAAGCTTGACTGTCAACCTCTTCGACCACTTGGACCAAAGTAGAAACCAAGGATACAAGGCAGAATTACTGTGCATCCCATAAGGCTGATGTGTCCAGAAGAGATCGATATAGGTTCTTGGTTAGCTTGAAAGCTGATGAGTCCGAAGAAGAACTCGTTGACTCCCTCTCCGTCTGCGTTTGTAAGTGTGACGATTTCTGCGGAGGGGAAGAGGGTACAGAGGATGATACACGCACAGAGCGTAGACACCCCGATAACAGCAAGAATACGACGAGTAAAAGAAACAAACTCCCCAGTACCGCTTTTAGCGATTTCAGCTTGTAGTCTAAGGAAATTGTCACTCGCACGAGCCTCCCTCGCCATTTCAAGATCGTGTTTTTGTTGCTTAGCTTCAAACACATACCCAAATACGCCTTTAAGAATCGCCCCCATAGCAGTGCTACCACCGCCCGTAATAAATAACATAAGTAACTCACCCATCTTTTCACTGTGCTCCGTATCGAACTGTGTCCAATAGCTCCTCATGTTTACCCATCTGTTTCTCAAGGAACATCAGACGCATGTTTTGTTCTGCATCATCCGGCAAAGCACCTAACTCTCCTCTAGGCCACTTCACCCTAAACTCAGCGTTAAGTTCTACATCGTGCTTGAGCCTCAGAATCTCTAGGTCTAATGCGTTAAGTTTATTCCACAACACACTATATCCCCACACAGCTGTACCTACTATAGCTATTACTTTAGCAACAAACGCTAGGTTGGCTTTCACCTGCGTGTTCTCATTAAGCTCTTGCATCATACCCATAACATAAACAGAAACCCCTACCGAGGGAAACAAAAAGAACGAAACTAAACCTCGGTAGGGGCTGAATAATGAAACTATACTATGTCCTAAATATTACTGACTGCTAGTCGTCTGTCAATCTCTTCGTGATATGCTTTATCACCGGAACGATAGCGTGGATCAGACTGTGCTCGTGCTAACTCCTGCATACTTTTAAATGGCATGGTAGATGTACCAGATACTGCACCTTGTGTTAACTTAGGAGTAGACCCTGTAGCATTCTGAAACCTGGCGTACAATCCTTGAACTGCTAATTTAGCTTGTTGAACTGTACCGCCTGTGACTGCCTCATCAAAAGCATCGATCTCTTCTTGTGGTAAATTCTCATTCGCCCACTCTGCCATCGCATCGTATTGACCGTTCGCAACGCTTTGTATTTGAGCTTCTTCAGATTGTAACAATGCTTGCTGACCAGCTGCGTAGCTGTCAACTAAATCTCTAGGAAGTCCGGCTTTTTCTAAAGCGTTATAAGTTTCCTC